TTGGCCTTGTAATACTGAGTTTTAAGCTTTCCCTCAGGGTTAATAAAAAGGAGTTCATACGAAATGCCGCGCTTGCTCATTTCTTTTGATTCCTCGAAGTGCTTGATTTTTGTCATATTGGAGTCAATAATATCATCGAGCGCTTCCTTATATGCCGTGTTGTAATTATCGTCAGGGCTGTCGACTTCGTATTTAACGCCGTATCCCATAAAATAGGCCGTTGCGATTTTTGTAATATATTTAGCGAAGGAATGAGAAATCTTGTTGTTGGGTTTATCCGGGTCCTGCATGGTGCGGTTTTGAATTGCCGTCTCATTTTGATAGTACTTTTCAAGGATTGACAGCCTGTTCAAATTATGGCGGAACTTTTTTAGGCAATAATCTATAACTTCCGGTGTAACGTCATTATCATCAGCCAGCTTAATTAATTTTGGACGCAAAACTCTGTTTTCTATATCACCTGTCACAAGCCAAACCTCCTTTTTCCGAATTTCAGGCGCTTTTTATTACCTCCGCAGGCAATGGTGCGGCAACCTTCCAATGCATCCGGGCCGTCATCGTGGTCGGCCATCGGAAAAAACTCCAATTGTTCTAACAGCCTTTTATGCTGCCGGTTAAACTTAATGTACTTGTTGTCAATATCGGGCTGAAGCGTTTCTATGCGCAGGACTTTATCGGATGTTTGCTGGACTTCACGTATAGGAAGGTATATTCCCCGCCGGGCGCTTTCTTTTGCTAATTCCGTTTTAAGAAAATATTGAAATTGGTTTGTTTCACAGCCGAACGCTTTATACTTTTTCCCATAGGCTTTTTTAATCCAAACCGCTTTACCGAGTACAGCGTCGATAATAGCGCTCGGAAGCCTCCGGTCCACGTCTGCGTCGGCCACATACATATATCCGGTACTTCTCGATTTTGCAATCGTTATAATTGCGGAAAAGTCGGATTTTTTGCTCTTGCCGAGCGACGGGTCGACAAACCCGTAAAAATTGAAGTCTTTGTCCGAGAAATTAACATCATGCGGATTGTAATAATCGAAGTTTTCTTTATTGAACAGGCAGTCTTCCGGGTCAATCGGTTCATTCTGCTCTTCCGAATTAAACGACGCAGCGCCCTCCGAAACTTTCATGAACATCAGGTCATAATATGAAAGCTTTTCTTCCCACAAGACTTTTGTGCCTTTTAACATTGACTGCTTATTTTTGTTAAAAAATGCTAAAGCTTCGGTCTTACGGTTTTTATTGTTTTTATTCGTCAATATGGTTTCCCAGATATTCCACAGCGGTGAAGCGGAAAAATTTAGCACGGCTTTGTATTTAACGCTGTTGTATTCCGGGTTGTTCATAACGTTGACCAGCAGACTGTCATAGTGAAGGACTGTGCCAATATAAACAAAATCCGTATATGTGTCGCCGCACTTGGAAACGGCTTTATAAAACCAGTTCTTAAGCTTTTCCCGTTGCTCCGGGGTCCGGACATTTTCGTCGTTTTCAATATCATCGAGAACTATTAAATCCGGCCTCCAGTTTTTATGTTTCAGGCCGCGAACTTTCTGCCCGGCACCCTTGGCCTGTATTTTTATTTTTGTCTTTGTAACAATAACATCTTCACGCCACACATTTCCGACAATATTGCCGAAGTCTTCGGTAATGGCCTCGTTTTCCTCCAACTCATCGCTGATTGCTTCAAGAAAGCTCGCGGCCTGAGGGTAGGTATCCGACAAAATCAAAATATAGTGCTTATAGTGGTACAGCACTGCATGAAGATCATCTTTAAATGTAAGGTTTGTACTTTTTGCGTGGCCGCGCGGAGCCGCTACAGCGTGGTGGCAGCCGGGCTGCGCGTCAACAATTTTAGGTTGTGTGTAAGGGTTAAATCCTTTAAGAACTCCATCAGTCCAGATTTTATCCAATTCATAATGAAATTTTGGGGACGGTTTTGAAAAATAATGCGGCAAATAGGCGTTTCCGAAAAACGCAAGGTCGATTGCGCCAAGCTGTTTTCTAATGCCTGATTCCCCAACCATCGGCGCGCCGTTTTTCATCCGCTGTGCAATAGCCTGCCGTTCCGAAGCGTGGTCGGGATATGCCGCTGTATCTAAATGTTTTAAAATCAGTTTCTTTAAATCGTTTAAATTTTCCTCATATTTTTCCTCTTCATCATCGGTAACGGATGACATAATATCATACAGCTTATTTAATTTTTGCTTTTGTAAACTTATCAATTTTCTGTCCTCCGTTTCTGCCGTTTTGTGCGCCGATAGAGCGCCGTAATTTATAGCCGCGTAATTTTGCCGATAACATCTGAAAAACTTTTTTAAACAGTTTTAAAGGGCTTTAAAATCATAAGAAAAGGAACCCGTATAAAATTTAAAGCGTTTTGGATGTGCGCTGCCATCCAAACAGCGAAAAACTGTCGGGTTCCTGTAATCTTATGTCGGTCCTTCACGGTTTGGGGACGAATCAACCCAACCCGTATCCGGACGTTTTTAAAACTCTTTTAAAATCTCAAGCGATAAATAAGTGATTTTAGGCTTTCCTAAAATCTTGACCTCCGCTTTAGCACGCCGGCGATGCCGGTCAAGTTTCAGCAGTTTTACATTTTCTCCTATCAGCGGACCGTCCAGCACTTTATATGTTCCATTTTTATTAAAATGGATCTTTGATGGCAAAAGCGGCTGCTCCCAACTTTCAATCCATTTTTCCTCTGTCGGTAAAAGCGGGGAAGGCCGGCTTCCAGTCCCTAATAGCCGGATAACTCCCTGTGTCCTTTTTAGGACGTAATACAATGTATCCGTGTATTCAATCCGCACAAATACGTAGCTTGGAATCACGACATAATCACGTTCCAGCCATTTGCCGCCTGACCTGAGTACCCGCCGCTCATGCGCGACAGCGGCATGGATTCCGTTACGGGTAAGTGAATCCCGTACCATATCCTCTGATCCCGTCATGACCTGAAGAACATACCATTTCATAAGTTAATCCCCCGCAGATTGTTTTTCCTTTTCCTGCTTAAGGACGGTCATCACCTGTTCATACAGCTCCGGATGTTTTTTGGCCAAAATATCGGTAAGCAGTGATTGCGTGGCTTCCAGCGCGGCTTCCGTATCCGTTTTATTTTGCAGGTCTATCCGCCGCTTATAGCCTGCGGCGCGGATCAGGCCGTTCGCCTGTTTTAGCAGCTTATCAGGTGCAATGTTCTCCCATTCTTCCGGATTGACGCTGGTAATCGCATTAAAAACATTTTGTGATGCGACCCTCAAAATCGCTTCAGTCGAATCAAGGTTAGGATACTTATCCATTTCTTCCATCATCATTTTCATGTTTTCCTGCGACATCTTCAGCATTTCCACACTTGCAAGATACTTGCTTGCATAGCGGCAAACCGACATTTGTGACACGGATACGTTATGCTGGCTTAAATATTCGACAATTTCACGGTATGACTGGCCGCTAAGCAACATCTGTTCAACGGTGTTTTTCAGTTCTTCAGGGAGAGCATCTATTTTACCTGAACTTCGGTTCTTTTTTCTGCTCATTCCCATCACGCCTTTACCATTTTGTCGTTGATTTCACCGCCAAGCAAACGGATGCCGTGGGCGGTAACCTTGGCTTCCAGACGGGAATAATCGGTGTCTGCAATATCTGCGGGTTCTTTTGTTTCAATATTGCGGACTGTAATATATCCGGCTTCCGACAAAAAATTAATACAGTCCAGATATTCCGTTTCAGACATATCTGTCAATGCGTATTGAACTTCTTTTAGCTTTTCATATTTATGGCGCAAAATGTTAATAGTCCGAAGAACTTTTCCGTTATTTTCAATAAACTGCCCGGCCCGCATCTTTCTAAGCATTTCCTCTTTATCCACGGTTTGCCCCTCCTTTGTTCATTTGATAAATCATATCGTAGATACGGTCAAGCTTTTGGTCGGTGGCTGCTTGAGTTCGGTAAAAATCGTCCTTAAAAAGACATTTTTCTTTTAGCTCTCCCATATCTGCCGTAAGTTGTTTAATATCGTCACGCGATTGATCTTTATATGCCTTAAAGTCGTCCTGAGTGACGTAAGTCTGTTTAATTTGCTGTATGTCTTTGTCATTGTCATCCGTCTTTGATACTGTCCGCTTTAAAAAATAGCCGATTACCGCTATAGCAATAGTAACAAGCGTCGTGATAATCCACCAGACTTCCGCACTCATATTCAGTCCTCCGAGCATAAAAAATAGGGTATATTCATGTATAACATAAATATACCCTAAAAGTTCGGGGGGTACAAAGAAGGCACTTCATGGAAAAAGTTCCATAAGCGCCTTCCATATTCAAAAAAAGCTTTGTTGACCCTCTATCCTTTTCATGCTGGCAGTAATCTCGCGAATGGTCCGGTCACTCAAATTGTACCTTATGGCAAGCTCTCTGCTGTTATAGCCATTATACTGCTTCCTAATCTCATTGTCACGTTTATCTTTTACAATACTTTCTGCTTGGAAAATATATATGCTCGTTCCACCAAAATGAGTTACCAGTTTTCGATAATTTTCAATACCAATCAGTTCGGCAATTTCACGCTGTTCGCCGTCTAAATCGTCTGCCGTGATGGTATCCAGCAAACTCATTTTGCATTCTCCCTTTCGATTCGCCGACCCGCGCTTGAAACATACCCTTTTAATATTTCAATGAGCTGAGAGCCTTGCCGGTAGTTAAGCCACCGGAACGGCTGCTGCGCCGTAACGTCAATCTTAAATTGGCGTTTAATTATTCCGCACAGCCTTATGCCGACTGTTGCGGAGCTTGGTTTTCGGTCGCGCCCGGCAAGTGCGTACATCAGCTGCCAAACTTTTTTTTGCTGGCCTTCCGTCATGCCTGCGGAAGCGCGGGTGCTTCCGCACTTTTTACGCTTTTTGGGCGGCGGGGAAAGGTGGGACAGTTTAATACGCTCTGTCAATTCATTTTCAACCAGTTTATATTCGTTGTCGTTAAGCTGGCTGACGTGTGTTTTACCTGTTAAATTATAAACCAGTGCGTGCAGATCATCGTTTTTTATGAGATTCAGCACAGCGCCAAGCTTATATATGCGCTGTATTTGCTTCGATGTCATTACTTTCGCCTCCCATATTATTTTTCAATTTGGATTTTCGGCGTTTCTTCAACAACAATAGCGCTGTTGATCCTTTCCAGTATTTTTTGTCTGTCAGCTTCAGTGTTCCTTTTATTGGCGTTCATAAGCTGTAAAAAATTTTCCCATGTTGCCGCTTCTGAAATAAAATATGCGTACTGCTCCGAATCAGAACGGCTGAAACCTCCTATGGCCATAAGATTTTTAACGTCGGTTTTGAAATTTACGCCTTTCAGTTTTTTCTTTAAAGCTGTTTTTGTTTCAGTGGCACACGGAAGTTGCTTTATAACCTCTTCAACAGTCATCTTGGTATAGCTTTTCTGCCACAAATTAACGAGCATTCGGGATGCGGGCGCGGTAAGCTTGTATTTTTTTTCTTCAGTCACCGCGTCGGTATATGCGCTGCCGAAAATCTCTTTTAAAAAACTGGGATAGACTTGCTTGAGGTTTTCCGACATGGTAGCCGTAACTTTATTTGCTTTTGTCCCTGAGTATGCCACGGTTTTCAGCTTAGTGTTTTTCAGGTCGTCATCGCTGATTTTCAGGAAAAACCCTTCCAGCTCGTTTTGTTCTTCTTTAAGCTTTGTGATATCGTCTTTTATTTCTACAAGGCGGTCAACTTTGTTTTGAATTTCACTGCGGTTAAGAGCCATATTTTTTATTCAGCTCCTTTTGCAAAGCTACGGCGCATTTTTCGCATATATTAATACCGCAAATGTTTATTACAGCTTCGCTACTTCCGCAAAAGCGGCAAACCGGAATATGCGGATTAATTTTTACGCCGTTGCCGCTGCTTTCAACATCAACAGCCATTCCCGGTATAAATCCTATCTCAGTCCGTATTTGCTTTGGAATAGTTATCCCGTTTTTTGACGTTAGCTTTTTTGATGTTTTCATATGTATTCCTCCTGTTCAAATTTTTGGAAGTTTCCGTACTTGGTTAGTATGCTTATGTACCATTGTTAGAAATTCCTTATCTTCATTAAGCACCAGCCAGTTATTTGAGTTTAACCGGAAGCTTGAGATAAGGACTTTCTGCTTTCTGGTTGGCCTTTTTCCGTGTCTCACTGCTTTTCGCTCCCTGTCTTAAAAAAATATCCCCACTCTGCATTTTAGCGGGCTTGTGACCGCCTTCGGCTGCATTAAGGCGGGGCGCTTGCCCCGTAAAATTAATTTACCATGTAGGCCGGCCCCTTACGCGGTCATTGTGGGCTTTCCTCTGATACCGGGTGCTCTGTTCAGCCTTGATCGACTGAAAAAACGGTCTGCATCTTTTTCCCTTCGCGCTTTTGCCTTTTTCGCATCTTCTCCAGCTTTCCAAATCTTCCAAGTTGGACACCCTGAATGGCATCCTATATAGCGGTAAGTACAATCTTTGCATGGCGGCTGTGTATAGGTCATCTTTTCATCACCGAGCGTTCGGCGGTAACGAAGTCCCGCAGTTCCTTGATGGAGGGAATCCTATCCTTCAGCCGGCATAGTGCCAAGTATGCTTCCAGTTCTTTTACAGTCATACAAACTCCTCCTTTAATATGTTATAATTTTCATCGTTTTAGCCATTGCCATTAATCCTTTATAGCTGGTGTCTTCGTTATCTTTGGCATTGCTGTATAAATTGACCGCGCCACGGATTCCCTGTTCGCTGCGTGCAATAGTGTGCAGCAGTTCAATTTCTTTTTCCTGTCCATTATCGGCTAAAGCCGGAAAAAGCAATTTAATGTCTTTTTTAGTAACTTGTAGCGTTTTGCGAATATTAATCAGTTTGGTGCGGTTCCGTATTTGTGCAAACGCCGGGCGGCTTCGGCCGTTTGTAACGGTTTCCGGATTGCCGATTAAAGTAACGCCCAATTCAGGGTTACTGTCGGTGAATGCTCGAATTGCCTCAATGGTTTTAATTGGAAGGTGTTGGGCTTCGTCAATAATCAGTACTTTGCGGCCACCGCGCAAGGTCTCGTCTATTTCCATCCACATATCGTCTTTTCTTCCGGTCGGCAATTTTAACTGCCGGCAAAGGAGTTTTAAAAACGCGTTTAAGCTTGAAACGCACGGATTTACAGTCACATAAATTGCGCTGTTCGGGTATTCGGCAGCGTATTTCAGGGCCGCTTTTGTTTTGCCAATTCCGGCATCGCCGCATTCATCGGCAAGCCCGCCTTTTAAATGGCACATTCTAATAGTTGCGTACACGCCTTCCGAAATAGACGTTGGAACATAATCCGGAGAAACATATAATGCCTTTGCCTCGGCCTTCAGGTCGAAAAACTCACACAGCCGGTTTTCAAATTTTTCCACATCGCCGTTATAAGTGCCTTTGCGGTATGTACTGAGAGTACCTGTACTGTAACCGATGTTGGCGGCGGCTTTTGATTGGCTTCCAGCCTCCGTAATGTAAGCCTCCAGTTTTTGCTGGAGTTCAGGATTGTACTGTTTCATACATCTGCCCCTTTCTTTTCGTTGTTTCTAATCATTCGTGATATATCTACAATAGGGATTTCTTCCCCGCCGGAAGCAACTTTGTTTTCCCGCTGTTCATTCGGAGTAACCATTTCGACGATATGATTATCATCCGAAGGAAGAAGCAAGCCTGTTGTGCTGTGTTTTGCAGCACGGACATATACGTCAAGCAAATTGATATGGCCGTATTGTGATACTACCAATTCGCGTTGTTCGTCTGCTAAATCTTTTAGTCCGCGTTTCAGGCGGCGCTTTTCGTGCATCGCGTCCCGGACGCCTTCTTTGTCGGCTCCGTAGGAAAGCATCATATCCGTTCGCAGCGGAGCGGTCATTATGAACTTTTCATTTTCATCGTAAATGCGGACTTCATTAAGATTTTCCGGGTCGTAACGGAGAAATACTTTTTTACCGGTGAAATTGATAATTAGTTCGTCGTTGAAATAATATAAACGTTCTCCGCAAATAGTAAGGTGTACTCCGTTTTTCCCCACGGTTTGCAGGCGTGTGCTGCGCATCATCATAAGGTTCAGGTCTTCCGGCGCGGCACGGCGTATAACACGCGGCAAATGTTCTCTATATACTTGGGCTTTCGTTTTTCCCTTGTCTGCCGCAACCTTGCCGTTGTACGGCTGCTGATTAAAATAACCGTCAATCATATTGTTTACGACCTGAATAAGCTCGCCGTCTGTTGGAATCTGTCCGGTTTTCAGCTTATGCTTTAGCTTTTCAGGTTTGGCGACTACATTGGAACCGCAGTATGTATCAAACAAACGGCTTAAAAACGTGAAATTTCGGAATTCCCGTTCAATTATTTTTGCCTGCGCGTTTCTCGGAATGGCATTAACCATCTGAATTCCGAGGCGTGTTAATATCGGCGTTGGCAATTTAATATCGACTTTCTTTTTTCGGGTACGATGCCCCGTCCCGCCAATGTCAATGTTTAAATATTCCCGGCCATTGTCAACGTAAATATATTTTGGCAGCCCGTAACTCATACACGCTTTCCGCAGCGCCGCCAATGTGCTGTCGGAACTTGGGTTTTCCGTTACTACCCATCCGACATAAATTCCGCTTCGTGCGTCTAAAAACGCCGATAACGTCATTCTGTGCCGCTGTTCCGTTCCATCGTCGGCTTTCGTGATAACGTCTATCGTATGACCGTCCGCTATCCAGTAGTCATTGGAAGCCATATCATCGTAAAAGCGGTCGACAAAAATCCCATAGCGGTCGTTATACGCTTTTTCACCTTTGCGTGCCAGCGTCGCAACCGGTTTTGAAAACGCTTTTGCCATTCGGTAAAAGGTATCGTAGGAAGGCATTTGCGGGAGTAGCTCCGGACGTTCTTCCTGCACGATAAACCGCGTCGCTTCCTCGCATTTGCTGACTGGCAGCGCCCGTTCGTCCAAATATACATAAAAGAAAATATCTTTAATAGTTTTTGGAACTCTCGAAGTGCCTTTTTTCCAGTGGCCGCGTTTATCTACAAGGCCGTCAAGGTTATTTTGCTTCAATGCCGCTTGTTTGCGGTATAATATATCTTTTGATATTTTAACGTCCGGGTAATTATCCCGGCATTTACGCACAAATTCCGTGTCAGCGGCAGCTTTTGAACCATGAAAGCTGTTTCGGAAATTCTGCCAGTCTGAAAGAATATTCTCCCACAATTCAATTTCCTGACGCTGTTCCGCTGTAAAGCTTTCCATTGCCTTAGGCTTTGCCGGGGCAGTCCTTTTCTTGGTTTTCTGTAGTGAATCGGGAACTTCCCCGTACTTTTGTTTGTAGTATTTTATTTGGAGCCTTGGTTCAAGGGCAGTTAGCGGTATAAAATACTTTTTTCGATTCTTATCATCAATTTTTGTTTTACTTGGAAGTTTTCCTAATAAAGCATATTTCCTTATAATTTGTTCACTGCATCCCTTGAGTTGGGCGACTTCCTTGACCGTAAGAAGTTCCAATATATTCACCTGCCTTTCGGCTGATTATCAAGTTTAGCCATGCCATCATCGGCTGCGGGAGGCTATCCCCGCAGGACGGAGCTTCCGCTCCGTTTCGGCTTGGTTTGTGCTATAATTGGAAAAAAGGGGATGATTTTATATGCCAAGAGCTAAATTTGATTCAAATCAGGAACATATTCTGCAAATGGCTCGTATTGCCAATTTGAAAAGCTATTCTACCGATTTGCTTTACGATGCCAAAATAATCTACAAAGAGCAATTACAAAAGTATAGGGAGTGGTTTTTTGAAGACGATTTGAAACACATAGAAGATAAAATTAAAGCATTGGAATCTATTAAAATAGTGCCTATTAATAAGTCGCGCGTCTACATTGTTTCCTGTGATACCTTTATTTGCTTTGCTATGTATAATATGGACGAATGCGTTGTGGACAACCTTTGCAATGTTTTTAATTTAGTCGGGATTCCGCTGGATGAGACTGAGTTGGTAAAGCCGGTTTTTAGAAGTACCTTATTTGTTTTCAAGGGAAAAGAGCTGCTTTTATCCGAAGAAATCTCTACTACCCAGCTTGCTAAACTAATGGCTATTTTTCACAAAGAAAATTTAGTTAATTACTCCGGAATTCGTTACGATTTTTATGGGAAACCACGGCGGGATACAAATCATCGTAAGTAACTGGCATGTTATATCTTTCAGCGTTTTTGCAAATACAGCGTATTTTTTCAAGTGCTTCCATATGAGAGGCTCTCAGGTATTTTGAGTTGACATCTGAAAACAAGTTCTCAAGCATTTTCATTTTTTTTAATCTGCTTATCGTTACATCCTCAAATATAATTCTTAGATAAATTTCTTCTAACACTTGTCCTTGCACGTGTTTCTCAGCATAAGACAATCTTTCCCGCTCCTGAACATCCGCTTCAGGGGCGGTTTCTTCATCCAGCCAGTCAAAGCACAGCCTTGCAAACCATTTTTCCGCTGTTTCCGGGTCTGAACTGTAATGCCCGCCCCAAGTATCGCCCGCTGGCGAAAGGTGCCATACGGCGAACGATTCGGGAACTTTTTTATTAGGATGTTGGGCTAAAACTACTTTGTTCTTATAATTTGCTAATACTTTATAACCGTTGGATAAAATGCTGCCAATTTGAGGATACTGCATAAAAAGGCTTCCTTTCATAAATTATTTACCTGTATATCGGTTCCTGCCGTTTGCTTCCAAATCATCGCCAATTTGTTTGCGTACACGGCAATCCAGTATGTTAATAAAATCTGCCCACGCTTCGAGCGGATTCTCAGACCGGCAGTTACGCAGAGCATCGTCAATCGCATTGTTTATGTAAAACAGTAAATCCGATTTTTTCATAGCCGCTCCCGTTTATTATGCGCTGCAGGCATCAGAATACTTTTCACCGTATATTGCTTCTATTTCGGCGATTTCAGTATCTTTAAAATGCCGTTCGCCGTGTAATTTTGCCGTTAGGTTTTGTTGGCACAAGCCGAGGCTCTCGGCTACTTCTTTCAGTGCAATGTCCTTTTGTACCGACTGTGTTTTAACCCACGTGCCAAATGGCGTTAAAGGGCGCGGTTTTCGTTTTCCCACTGTATTTCGCCTCCTGCGGAAATTCGTTAAAATATAACCTATTTCGATAGACTATAACGACTTTGTGTGATATTATTTAATTGTGTTATTACTAATACAATAATAAGTATAATAGAATACTTTCTAAAAGTCAATAGATATTTTGAATGTATTCTAAAAAGGAGGCAACTTTTTGAATATATACGAAAATATAAAAAAATTATGTAAAATTAAAGGAATGACTATTTCGAGCTTAGAAAGTGCCGCTAATCTTAGTAATGGCGCAATCTCCAAATGGAAAAACAAAATGCCTCAAGCAGATAATTTATATAACGTTGCTAAAATTTTAGGGACAAGCATAGAATTTATTCTAACAGGAAGTTTAGAAAATAGTCAGGAAAATAAGGAAAGTACTAAATACAGTAATGATGATTTAGCACTTATCGAAAAATATCGTAAATTAGACGACTGCGAAAAGCAAATTATACTTGGCAAAATTTCAGAAATGATTTATAATAAAAAAATGGAAGAAAGTTCCGAAAAACTCTCTTCCGAAGTATTATGGAATTTACTTGCTGATTCAGATCATAAGGACCAGTTAGTTCCAAAACATAAAGAATAATTTTTTAGCCGTTTTATGATTATTAGTAATCAAAAGGAGGATAATTATGGGATTATTTAAAAAAAATAAAAAATATGATTGTAGGTTTACAGGAAAAGTTTCTGAAACAACAGGGACTAATATTATACCGCATGGCGTTTTTTTAACCGTTACATTAACTGGAGACTCTGTAATAATAGATAATTCAGATATGTCTTTTACACTTGAAAAATCACAAATTACAAATAGTGGCTTTTTTACAGAGCAAGATGTTATTTCAAAAAATAGAAGCGTTATAGGCCGAAGTATAGCTGGAGGATTAATGTTCGGTGAAATGGGTGCTGTTATAGGTGGCTTATCAGGTGTAAATAACAATAAAACGATACATAAAAAATTTGTTTTCATTACATACCAATCCTCTAATAACACCGATTGTGGTATTGTTTTTGAAATCGAAAATTATGAATTTCAATCGGCTCTTAAATTTATAAAAATGACTAAGGCAGCCATAGTTGAACCAGTTAAGCTATAATGAATAATTATTTAATCTCAATGAATAATATTTCAAAACTACTGACAAAATTTATAAAACAATTTCGTTATCCGTTTATAGAGGCAAAAGGCGCATGGTTGCTTAATAGCAACCAGTTGCGATTAAGTAATGTTTAAGGTTGCGCATTGGTATCAAAATTATGAATGATACCCTTTACGAATTTATCTCAAGCAATCAAATTTTTAAAGGTAACGTTTAAAAGCACTATATGTTTAAAACCCTATGAATAACGCCATTTTCTGACATTTTCAAGGGGTTTTCTTACACCTTTTAAAGGCATTTTAAAAGGCTTTAAAAGCCTATTTTAAAGTTTTTCGGAGCCGCTGATAAAATTGGCTTATTGGAATAAATACATAAAATTTTGTTTGCATACTATTTACAAAAATCATTGTATTTCACACTTACAAACGCTTTTTAACATCTGCATAACGCCTGTCTAACGGCATTTTTCGTAATATCATGGCTTTTAACGGTTTTTAACTGTCCCATCTACGTTTTTGTATTCTCTATCAAAAATAACATCCTGCGGGAAATGGGAAACGGAATTAAAAAAGCCTATTCCTCTTCCCTCCTGTCGCTTTCTTCAGAAAGCCAT